GTAGACGTCCGTGCTAAAAAAACGTCATAACTTAAATCTTTTTTCCGTATGTTGCATCCTCTACATGCCGCTACCAAATTGTCCAAGTCATCACCGCCACCTTTAACCTTTGGCACTACATGGTCTACTTCATTAGCTACATCACCACAATAGCAACATGTATAGGAATCACGCCTTAACACTATCAATCGTTGCTTCTTCCATTGTGCTGTAGCCCTGTATGGTTTAGTGGTAATGGTTCACCTCGAAGAAGCGTAGCGCCTTACACGCATTAACGTAACCTTGATGATCTACACCATACCGATGTTTGATGTATTTAATGTGTAAATCAATCTGTTGATTAGGGTTAAGCCGTAACACCATTGCATTAGCCATCTGTCCTAATCCGTAATGATTACCGTTACGTGCTTTGTAATTCCAAGATGACTCATGCTGGATAAGTATGTTGTAACACTCCATCTGATCCCAATTACCAAGAGTATTAAATGCGTAAAGCTTTAAGTTCATCTTATGGTATGTGTATGCAGAAGAAGAATTAAGAGGGATAAATGAAATAGCCGTTATTAATGTCATTAAGACAATAGACCGGCCTAATCCTCGAAGTCTTGCGCGGCTGTCTTTCAGGCCGCGTTTGACTTTGAGGGTAGCATACGTGTCAAATACCTTTGCATAACCGCAGGTCAGAGGCCATCTCGATAACTTAGGATAAGACATTCTAAACATTTCTGTCCTTTCAACTTCCATTTTCCACACTTGCACCGGACTACTTTCGCGTCCTCACGTTCAAGGTGGTCTATTTCATTGATAATACGGGCATTTTCACAATTCTCACAGACGACAAGCCATAGTATTTGCTCGTCATAAAGGTAAGAATCAAGTAATTTATGCGGTCTATTATTGGTACAGAGATTGCATTTGAATACTTTTACGGTATCCTTCACTTCTGTCATTTGTAATTCCTAATGTGACAGTAACTACACATCCACATAACATCTTGGTCGATGTCAATTCCTGCATCCGATCCGCGTACTACTACGGTCTTACCACCGAAGAAACTACGCGGTTCATTGCATCCATCACACATTTTGTAAGTACCTTCTAACGGTGTTTGGTCATCACCATAAACAATGCCCATTCCGTCTTGATTTGTTATTTCAACGTATCCCATTTCTACCCTTCATGTTCGGCTAAGTTATTTGGCATGAACCATTTACCAGACGCATCTAATCGCATCCAACGAGCTGTGCATTGATTTGCTTTTATCTTTTCTACGCATACATAACCACGGTAAGCGCCATTCTTTCCTTGACCTTCTTTCAAGATCATAATTCCATGATGGCAATTAGGTCTTTCATCGACCATTACAGCATTCAAAGTATTTGTTAAATAGTCCAAATCGGTTAAAGGTTCTGGTACAAGTTCTCGCACGTCATCCGGTGCTTTCGTGGTATCCCATACAATTTCGACTACATTTGTGCCTACATTTTCATTAGTTGTGGCCACAATTTTGTTAGGTAAAGGCTTAGATTCGTAATTCTTTACCTTAGTCATTTCTTCCCTAGATGGCCGTTTTCCTTTAGCCGCGTAACCTGCATTTGCAAGTGCTCTGCCGATCGCAGAAGTCTCGCAATTTTCCAACGCTGAAGTTGAATTAACGCCTCTGTCAGTAACTTTCTCCTCAGCGTATCCGGTCGTGAACGGTATGCTATCCAAGTAAGTTCGGTATAAATAAGCTTTAACAATGAATCTATCATTTTGCATCGACTCCAATTCTGTAGATACTCGAAAGTCTGGCCAATCCCTAATAAACTTTTCCAACCGCGTTTCTACGGTTTCGTAATCATTCAGGTTGAACATCTAGTTCCTGCTTTCCTGTTGCATAATCGATTTGTTCTTTGAGAGTCCAAGTCGAACCATCTGGCCATGATTGGATTTCATTTGTGCAATCTTGACAGTAAGAACGGACAAGATGTTTTCTTGATGGTGTTTCACTCTTGATTGTCCAGACTGCAGGTTTCTGACCTTTGAAAGAAGATACGCCAAAACGCACCTTGCAATAATCGCACCAGACACCTTTTGCAGCTCTAGTAAGTGTCAAGGTCAGACCAATCTTTACCGGCGAGTTCTCCAAAGAGGGATAAGTACGCACATGCGTCGAGTACGCTATCTTGATGGTGTTTAGATTCGATAAGTCTTGCGACTTTAACGAGTGCCATAGCCATTGCGACATCGTGAGGTTCAACGCTTCGTTCAAAATATACTGACCATAACTGAGCGATTCGCAAATGGTTGATTGCTGGATCGCCGTAAACGAATCCTCTATCTTCAATTGTTTCGAGAGCATCAGTCAAAAATCCTCTCGCCGTCTTGCTTTCCTGTTTTGTAACCTTTTGCCCAACCATGTCGTAGCCCTTCGTTATAGTAGTAATCTTTAATCGCAATAATTGTTACGACTATTCCTAACATTGCACACAATCCCATTAACGTGTTAAGAAAGAATTGTTTATCACTCATTGTCCGTCACTCCAAAGGTGTCTAGGAAATAGGCAGATAGAACCTCACGGCTTAGAAGTCCGCGTGTGGCTGATTTACCCATTTGTTCTTTAGCAAACTTACGAATGTAAGCTGCTTTCACGTAATGCTTGCCGTCTGTATAAGCACCACTTTTTCGGTCGTACGAAATTGCCATCGATTAATCCCTTCTAATAGGCATTTCAATTACCTATTAGACACCTCGAAATGGCATTTGTCTAAGACACGCCGTTACCCGAATCGTTTTCCTTCTACAATAAATGAACCATCACGCTCGATTGGTATTGCTACTGGACTAACACGGAACTTATCTATGTAAATTATCCCAAATCCTTTTTGCCAGTTCATTGTGCCTTTTGTGTATAAGGCTTTACGCTCATCCATCAAATGACCTACTTCAAAACCCGTTAAAACACCCGTTACAGAGCCACCAGAAGCCATTGTAAAGGACGAAATCCCCTGTCTGTGAGTGTGTCCACACACTACGCTTTTTCCGTGCCTTCTAGAAGCATCTAAAGCCGTTAAACCACCATGCGGTTTTATGGCTTGTTCATCCCCATGAACCATTACCCAATCGGGATGAAATGCGTAAGGTTTGTGATGGTAGGTGATACCTAATTCTGGTAGACGTAGAAAGTTTTCTATCTCCAACTCAGGCGCTCCAATAAGGCCAGCGCATCTGGTTTTTAGAGCTGTAAAGAGTCTGGAACTGTGGTTACTTCTGGATAAATGTGATATTTGTAATTCGTAGAGCACATCGACAGTAGTGTCACGATCGTTTCCAATTGTGCCAGACCATTCATCTTGACCGGTTGACCATCTAGAGATTGTCTGGAAGTCGATTTCATCCCCAACACAAAGGACATCATCGGGTTTCCACTTTTTAATAAATGCTGCAACGTTTCTAACTGCTTTGATGTCATGGAAAGGTACTTGTAAGTCGCTGATAACTACTATGCGCTTAATCGTCATCCAAATCGTCTAGTTCGTCGTCATCATCGAACGGGTCAAAGTTAGGAAAAAGCCAATTTGGGATTGGCGATTTATCTATGACGATTCCTAACGCGTAGGATTTAGAGAATCCTGCTACCAATAAAGCGTTATACATTTCATTGACGCTAACCGCCCAACATTCCAAAGCACTATACATTCCAGCATCTTTGACAATGACTGGTTTGTTAACGACGCTTTGTTTTACTGGCTTTCTTTTTGGCGGCATCTGTAGTTCTCCTTTGAGCTGATTTTACTACCGAATTCAAAATTAACAGAATGTCGATTTGCGTGTCTTCAATTCTTTTAATTCTGTCTGCCAAAGAACTCCCACCATTGGGAAGAAGCTCTTTCAGGTAAACGCGGACTAGCCACCGCAATCCCATAAGAATTGCGGTCGCTGACGCTGCTACAGAAGCAGCCATCCCTGCATAGTCCGAAGCAGTCACTATTCTTTTGCGATTCCGAATTCAGCATCATCTGGATTGATTGCACGTAGTAATGGTGCGAGAACAGCAATTAATGATGACATTAATAAATCTTTGATTTGCATGTCTGGTTTTGCAACGTAGAGTGAAATACCGGCCACAGCCCATGCGCGACCATAAGATTGTAGAGCTTTAATTATTTTTGGATTCATTAGATTCCTTAATTGATTGTGGACATGACGCCCATGGTTGCTGATCCTGAAGAACAGATACCATAAAGAGCTTCATTGTCGCCTAATTGAACACTTAATTTATCACCGTTATCCATTCGGTAGCCCGTAGAACTTGTAACGCCACTTGCTCCTATGTAAATAGTTCCAGAAGAAGAATGCAAATAAACCACCTGATCATGCGGATTTGCTGCAACCAAAAGTGTTGCTGTAGTTGTTACGCTTACTTGGGATGTGCTAGGCATCTGTACCACCAATCATGGGTATGTTAAAGAACTCTGAATTCAAGTCTTCTGTCTTGGCAAAAGAAATGTGAATGTGATGTTCATGTTTATTAATGCCAGTATATTTACGCCATTTCCAAAATAACTTTGGCGAAGCAATCATTCCATTATGAATGATGTAAGTTATTCGTCTATTTCGTTTAGCAAATAGTCGTAACTGATCCGATAAATAGCTTGACGTTTCTTTGAATTTATTGAGATTAGCGTCAACGTCGATGGCACGTACCCAACCGCCAATAACATCAGGGTTATGGTCAGAAGCCCTGACCGCATGACGCGCATCACCGAGCCATCCGTCAGAATGTCTATCTCTATCGGGAAACGAGTCATCTATCTGCTCTCGTAGTTGAACAGCAGCTTTAGACAGTTTAGGAGTTACTGTCACTATATTGACCACCATTCATTTTTAATTGGTTGACCTCTTTGCTTCCATCTTAAATCTCTAAGCATTTTATTCTGCTTAGCCCAATCAATATCTGTACTGTCTTGCTCAGGCTCCGATGATTGCTGTGACTTCATCTGCAGTTAATCCTAATGCCGCAAGTTTTGCCTGTGCTGATTGCTTAGCGGCTAATTTGTCGGTTTCGGTTTTAAGAAAATTTTTAAACTGTAATTGATTGGCGGCATAAATTTCATATTCTTCTTTTGTAAATTCTACATCAAGAATTTCATTTGTTTCGGTGTCATGTATTCTTTTGAATAATTTATTCATTAGTTCACTCCATATACATAAATTGTTCCAGCGGAAAAAGAACCAGCATTACAACCAATTTGAATCGAAGTTATTGCGGCGGTATTGCGCCAAATTAGACTTCCAAAAGTATTTGCATTCGCTCCACCACTCGCATAATTTGAAGTCTGAAATAAAGCGACTTTATTGTTTGAACTTCTATAATAAGGAACTGAAATCGATAACATTGAATTGTAAGAACTTGTGTCGGAATCATATCCACCAATGAAAGGCGCGGCGGCATAATCTAAACCACTAGCAGTTCCTATTTTATACCTAACAGTATTGGATTGATAATTTGTGTTAGCCGTTTCTCCATTGAAATTTAAGAGAAGCATTGAAGAAGAACTTTGATAAAATCCAACCGCATAAATTTTTAATTCTGTATAAGTGCCAGTTAGAGAAATGCTTACACTAGAGGAACCAGACATCGCCGTTCCGCCTGAGTTAATTAAAGTCATTCCGCCGCCGCTTGCCGATGTACTCCATTGTGGAGCAGTCGCGCCGCTATTGACTGTTAATACTTGTCCAGCCGTACCGATTCCCAAACGAGATAAAACTCCCGAACCTGTACCGTAAACAGTATCTCCAGCCGTCGTTAGTGTGCTAATTGTTGGCGTTGTTAATGCTGGAGAAGTTAAAGTTTTATTTGTTAATGTGTCAGTAGTTGCGCGACCGACTAGAGTGTCGGTAGCGTCTGGAATAGTAATGGTTTTAGCAGTAGTAAAATTAGTCGCTATCGTTCCAGTTATTGCGGTGGTTCCGCCTACATCAAATTTAAGAGCTTTAGTCGCGTCGGTAACATCTACGATTGAAGTCGTAGAATCTGACAATTTTTTATTAGTTAAAGTCTGAGCGGTAGTTAGATCAGCGGTGACGGCTGTGTTAATTGATACCGTTACATCGCCCGAAGTGCCACCGCCGCTTAAACCAGTTCCAGCGGTAACGCTTGTTATGTCACCTGAATTGGCAATTGAAACCCACGCGCTTCCGTTATAGACATAAACGGTGTCATCCGATTGAAGATAACTGACCATTCCTTCTGCCAGTACACCAGATAATGCCGTGGTACGAGCTGATGAATCAGCAAAGACCATAACTGTTTGTTGTTGTAAATACGTATTAACTTGCGCCGCCGTTAAAACGTCACCTGTAGCGAATAAGCGATACCCTGCACCTGCCATTTGTTTCTCCCTTAATAGCTCAGAACGTTAGTTCCAAGTATACCCTGTGATGTCGAATCTAATAGGAAACCCTTGACCAAAGGTTCGCCTGTGTAAATCGTTGCCATAAAACTATTTTTATTGCCGTCAAAGCCAATACCCTGTACCAAGACATCCCGAGTGATTTCCGTTGATCCCGAAAGTGTTTTCTTGACTTGTAAATAATTAAGCAGTTCAAGCGATAGTCCTGCTTCAATTAATCCAACGCTGGATGTGTCCAAAAGATTTAACCTCATGGACTCCACACGCAATTCAGTTTCTTTACGGGAAGCCAATAACATTTTTGCTTGATTTAGAGCTTCTGTGTCAGTCTGGACAAGGATGCCAGTTCGCACTCCACTATGGATAAAGTATTTGTCAATAGAGGTCTGGTCATAAACATTTTGAGCAGTTCCACCGGCACGGGTAACAGTCACATCATTGACCAAAATAGTGTCGTCTTGCGCTGTAGTTACATTGGCGTATGGAATCCCTAGACCATCATCCGAAAAGTAATAAGGCGTGGTGTCATAGAATTCTTCTACTGCAGTCCTAGACAAGAATGTGGCATCGCCATTGGCGGCTATGTAGAAACCACCAAGTTCAGATTGCTCTACAAGCTGTAAGCATTGAAGAAGATTACGATTAGGGGTTGCAGGATCGGCTTGAAGTGTAGAATCGCCTGTGTCGACCGCACGAAGGGCAGAAGGCCAGTCTGCATAATCTAAGAGGGCATTGATTCTAGCGCCGCTATATTGACCTGCAGGGGTTCCTGTGACGGTATCCACGGCCACGCCATTGAGCAATTTGAAGCCATCTACGCATTTAAGAGTTACTTGGTAAACTTCATCAATACCTTGTGCGAAACTGGAAATGTAATCGGTTATGAATCCTGAAAATAAATAATATCTAATGCCTTTGTAATCGCACCAGATTTGAATTTTTCTTAGTGGTATCAATTTGCCATAATAGGGAGAAGCGGTGTTACTTGCGTTCCAATCGCCATTGTAATCTGCAAGCGTTACAGAAGCCGTACCAGCTTCAAATTGAGAAAGAATGCGACTACGGCCACGCCTTGTTGAAATGCTTAAAAGTATGTCAGATATATCAACCCACGCGTTAGCATCGGCTAACTGGCCTGTTCCTAGTTTTCCCTTGGTTGCATCGTCGAGAGTAAAGGCTGTGGAGATAAATCCAGCACCATTACTGAAATCGATATTTGCACCGATTATCGGTTGAGCCATTAGATTGCTATCTGGTCAAATGTTATTTGGCCACCACGGGCTTGATTGTTCAAAATGCTGTTAGTGATGGCAGTCGATAAATCCTGCTGAGTCGCAACAGAACCAGCCACATTGACAGTTACATTTACATCACCGCGTTCACCTGCTCTAAAGTTTTGATATTCAACAATAGATTGTGCAGCTTCTTTAATAGCAGTAATTGTGTCTGTAAAATCTTTTTCGGAACCGGTGAATAAAGGTTTTCCGATTACTGGTGCTAAGTCTGCAATTAGTGGTGCTAAGTCTGCCGGTGGAATTCTTTGAGGTGCGGTTGGGAGATTTGTTGTTGGAAATGGTATTACATTTGAAGGTTGATTTGGAAGCGTAGGATTTTGCGGAAGCGTAGGATTTACTACAATGTTTCTTCCGTCTGGTGCAAGTGTAATTCCTCTTTGTCCTAATAAATCTGCAACGCTTATGTTTAATTTGAGATCACTAAGAAGTGAAGAAATATCACGAATAATCTTAGGCCAGTCCGCAAATGGATCATCGGCTTTTGGAAGTGTGGAAAGAATTAAGGATAATTCACGAATTTTAACATCATTGTCATCTATGAGAATTTTCAAAGCGTTTACTTTGGTTAAATCTTCATCGAGTAAAGCCTTTTTCATTTCAAGTCTCAAGCGGTCTTGTTCGGAAACCTTGCCTTGCAATGCAGCTTCTATCTGTATTCTATCCATTTCGAACATCTGTTGAGCTTTGGAAAGAGCCGCCGTTGTTTGCGCTGTTTTCTTTTTGGCTGCAGCAATTTTGGATTCGGCCGCTAAAGCGTCTTTTAATCGTTTTGCATCTGCAGTCTTTTGCACCTGTGCTTGACGTTGCTGATTGTACGATAAAGCGCCAGTTACAGAATTTGCTGCACCTTGCGCGGCCTTATCCATCTTCATCAATTGTTCTGTGGCTAAACCAATGGCTGCGAGCAATACAGCACCGGCGGTTACGCCTAAGAAAGGATTCAAAGCGAATTTGGTTGCTATCGCTGTTCCTATTGCAGTAGCGCGTAACACCTTCATTACCTTTATTACGCTAGTCATTGCAGTTATTACACCTGCTGCAAATAACATAGCCTTATCCAAGGCATAAATAGCAGCTAAAGCAATTGCCGTACTTTTGATAATCCCAAAATTGTCTTTGAATGCTTTGCCTAATGTAGCTATGGCAGTTCCAGCATTCTTACCAAAGTCTTCAATTTTCTTTTGCAGTTCTTCTATATTGGCGCTGCTCGTGGCAGTCATTAAACCATCAACTAAACCTTTACCAATCGCTTTCTTTGCACCGTCCACGGCTACTGAAATGCGGTCTAATTTGCCTGAGAATGTTTCTGCATTCTTAGAAGCTGCTCCACCGTATAACTTTGTCAGTTCGTCCGTCATGGCATTCAAGTCGCCACTTGCAAGAGTCGTATTAGTTAATCCAAGTTTAAGTTTCTTTAATGCCCCAACATTGCCCATGTAGGCTTGTCCAAGGGCAGAAGCCACAGTTCCTAGATCGTAAGTCGTACCTTTTGAAATATCTTCGGCTAAGGTTAAAGCCGAACGCGCCGCACCAACGTCTTTTAATGCTAGATAAAGACTTGAAAACGCACCGCGAAGATCACCAGTTTCACCGGTTAAAAGTGAGAAATCGTGAAGGAATTTTTCTACTCCAACACTTTCAAAACCTTTACCGGTATTTGTTAAAACGCTGGAAAGTCTAAGAGCTGCTTTTTCTTCTGCAGCAAAAGCCTTTATTGCGGATGAAGCAAATCTTTCAATTGCTACTACTGAAAGAGCACCAGTTAATTTCTTGCTTAACGCGCCAAATGCTTTTTCGGCTTTCTTGATTCCAGAGTCATTGAGCGTGGTAATAATCGGGATATTAACGCTCATGCCACTCTCCGAATCCGGCCTTCATACTTGCCATTCCAAGCCATAGAAGCCTTGTTAATAGCCTTCATAACGCCATTGAGCGCCTTGCCATGATTATCAGCGTAAGCAGCCCACATAATTCGACCGCGTGTGTCTTGTCCAGTACCAGCTTGCTTAATTGCACCAATGCCCCTAGCGCGACTGACGAAGAATTTGCCGGAAGCCGAAAGGCCATCTGATTTAGTTCCTACAGTTTCAAGAATTGAACCTGCATGGGATTTGTTAAGCAAAGAATAAAGTGCGGCATAACCTTTGAAATTCTTTCTTGTCTTACCTAATGAATAGGTTAATCCGCGACGGATAACAACGGCATTGTAAAGAGGGAATGGCCGTGTTTTTTTTCTAGCTTTGACCACTTGTCCATGATCGGCAAAATTGTAGAGATTGCCTACGACTTCATTTTGAATCTTTGATCGTGCGTCAGCGACCACTTCACCAAGCGCCACTTTAATTTCGGCATTCATCTCGCGAAATAGAGCAGGTGCGAACTTTCTTAAATCTCGTTTAAGTTGTTCAACGCCTTCTACTACTACGGGCATTTTGTTTAGCCTCTTTCGCGTCTTGTCTGAATACTTCTAAGATGGCTCTAAACATTTGTTCGTCCATCTCCAACCAATGCTTCGGCGGAATACCTGTCCTGACTACTAACTGAGCAATAAGGTAGGTGACACTATCCCGCGTTAGCCATTTGGGGAATTGTCCTCGACTACTTCGACAGATGCCAAGGTAGACAAGAATTCTTCCCCAAAAGGTTTAACGGTTTCGCCACTACGACGGATACATTCCCAAGCTAACCAATACACATCCGATTGACGCTCATATTCGCGAAAAATCTTGTGAAAACCGCCTTTAGCGTGTAATTCAAATGCGTATTCAATCGCTGGTGTAATGACATGATTTGTCACTTCACCGGTAGCCCGAGTGATTTTTAAGCTAGCCATTTAATGCTCCTTTAGAATGCGGTGGTGCTTGAAGGTGTTATTGCGCTATTGGCTTGGAAAGTAATGTCAATAGTTGACATTTCAGACGGCGTAGCGTTGATGTCTGTTAAATCATTTACAATGATTGTACCAGCATACGAATTATTAGTTGCGGAAACTGCTGTTCCTTTTTCTTGGATCATTGAAATTGCTACAGTAGTTGCAAAAGCAGCTTGAAGTGTTTGAAGAACGCTTCCGGTTGCTGTGTCATTATAGAAGCTAACAGTAACGGTGTCATTGCGAAGTCCGGCCACGTATTTATGGGCAGTATCTCCAAGTGCGCTGACATCCAAACTGTCGAATGATCTTGTTAATGTAATTGAACTCACGTGGTCACTAAGATCGACAGTCGCAATCTTTAGACCAGCCTTATTGCCTAGGAAAATAGCCATTGCGGTTATTCCTCGTCTTTCTTCTTAGCGGATGGGTTGGTTTTTTCGTCTGACTTTACTTGACCGATTTTAATCAAGAAAGCCAATTCTTCTGGTGTAAATTCGGCCATGGTTAGCTCCAAGTCGTTAGGATAGATAGGGATACTTCACCGGATAGCAATTCACCAACGCTACCCTGTAAAACTGCTGGCGCACTAAATGAGCCAATGTTATAGACAAGATTAGAAGCTGCAAGTTTTGTCATTATTGCAACATAAAAATCCTCGATGTTAATAAGATTGCCTTGGTTATCGAACATAGGCGCAAGAACAATTAATTTGAAATTAGCCATAGGCGCAATTGTTATGTGTTGATTGTTTGATGGAACCAAATAAGGATCATCACATTGCACAATTATAGAATTGGCAAGCGGACTGGCAGGTGGAAATGAAAACACCTGCCAGAGCGCATTATCAGTTAGCGCCGAAGCAATAGTACTTCGGAGAGTAGTGACGGCTACTGTCATCCGACCATTCCCGTCGGAGCTAAATGATCCGCAATTAATCCGCGAACACGGGATAACAATGAATTACCCATACGATATGGAGAAGGTTGGAAATCCGGAGAGATTCCACCTGTAGAACTTAACTGTCTTGCTTGCCAAATGTCAACAGCAATCATAAGAGTGCCTTCGCGAACTTCTGGTTGGGTCGCATAATCGACGCCGGTAGTAGTTCCGGTTGCAGTTCCGTAAGGTCGAACTAGAAAGATAATTTGGTCGCTTGCGGATTTCGCGAATGAGAAAGAAACATCATCTTGCGCGGTTATTGTAAAAGTGCCATTAAAAGTGCTTCCGCAATTCGTCAACGTTACGGACTGACCAATTCTGAATAAAGGTGTTGCATAGGTATAAACGGTCGCCACATTGCCTGACAATGCAGTTCCAGTAATAGCCTGATTGTTAAACCATAATTTGCTTTTAATAATATTTTCTGCTGCTTGACAGACTTCCTCGACTACCGAATCGGAATATAGGCTTTGAATTCCCAATGCGGATCGTAATTCAGCTTTGGTGCAATAGGTTGCGGCCATCTTATTCCTTTCTGTCTTTGGGTCACTAGGGATCGGGCTACCAAATCCCTAGTGACTATTAAAGAGCTTTAACTAAGCAGATTTTGTGAAGCGACGGATACCAGCGCCAATTTTGGTGGCGATTGCATAGTAACCATAAAGTGCGATTTCAACTTCGCCTGTAGTTACAGCTTGAACTTGAATCTGAGTTGTTGGTGATTCGTACCAAGTAACTGCAGATGGAACAACAATTACTGCAGAATCAGTCGCCACAGTCGAAACTGAGAAGAATGGGTCTACTGCAAGATTTAATCCAAGAACGTTACCGTTCAAAGAAGTAACTGCAGACACGCCAGAATTGTTATTTGGATTGGAAGCATTGTAAAGAGCGCGACCAGTTGAATCAGCATAACCAAGGATTGCGCCCCATTGTGCTGTGTTAGCAATAAGATTTTGTGCTACTTCACCGGTTGCCAAGAAAGCGGCTGCTGATTCAGTTGCAACGAATGATTGTAATCCTGCTGCTGTTGCTGCTACTGCTGTTCCTGCTGTACCACCGGAAATTAAAGCGGTCAACAATGCTGTGTCAGTTGCTTTTGCGTAAGCCTTTTGCATTTGTGAAAGAAGTTCAGCAAAAAACGCAGGTGATGATCTATCAAGAAGCTCATAAGATATACGGTTCAATCCACTTGCTTTCTTGACGTCGACTGTAATGTAAGTTGAAGTCATGCCAGTTTCAGATGGTGCAACACCTTCTGCAATTGTGGCGACCGTCGGAGCAACGCTCAGCTTCGGAATTGTAAAACTCATTCCGGAACTTGGAAGAACTCCACGGCTTACTGAATCAATTGCTGGACGAATTCCAACAGTTGAAGAAATAAATTCGTTTAAATGTGGTGCAAGAGTTAAACCTGTATTTGTAGTGGTGTCATCATCTGCAGCCATCACGTATTGACGAGAATCTTCGTTACCGAAAGATGCGCGTAGTGAGTGCTCTAAGTATGTAGCACCATTGATAATTGGTGAACGTGGCTTTGTGTAAGCCATTGCTGTAACAGTAGGACGAGAGGCTTCTACCGCAGGGGTTTCTACCTCAGTTACTACGGCTACGGTGTCGGGAGTATTTTCCACGACTGCCTCGCTTTCTGTTTGGGTTGGTGTTTCGGCTTCTTCTTCAGATGCCGCTACGGACAAGACTTCGGCCGATTTGAAGGCCGCGGCTTGAACAAGACTGGTTTCCATTAAGGATGCTTTTGTTACGCGAAGAACGTCACCATCGCGTTTTGATTTGATTACTTCTACACCGACGGAAAGACCGGAACGAAGTCCGTCTGCAGCTTCAACAAGTGCATCGCTGCCGCGTGTAGTATTTGAAACTTTAAAAGAAGCATAAATGCCATCTTCTGTTTCGCTAAAAGAAATTCCTTTGCCGATTGGCTTTTTGTTATCGTGTTCTAATAACAATTTAATTTTGTTAGCGTCACCGATTTCAATTGATCCTTTTTCGAATACAACAGCGCCGGCCGAAGTATTACCGATTTCTCCCGAGAAAGGAACAATTTTTCCTGAGATGGTTCGCGTTGCTTGATTGCATTCAATATCACTACTAAAGGTTAGAATCATTGTTACTCCCGTTTGGTGTAAGGTCTTCCATTTCCATAGCCTGATTAACATCAATCAAACCAAGGTTTAACATTTTTTCAATTACATTTAAGCGTTGCATTGCATCGGCTCGCAAAAATGTAGAATCCAAATCAAATTTAACGTAGTTCCCTCGCGCCGTAATGTCATCCATTGAAAGTCGGTCTTCTATTGCAGCGATGAATGGCGCGAGAGAAAGGGATACGAACTGACGTCTTTCGTCTTGCACGTTAGCATACGTCATTGAATTGTTCATGTCTGCAGAAATATAATAAGCCGGAATGTTGCACACACGTGCGATTTGAGTGCAAAGCATTTGTGCGCTGTCATTGTAGGTCATGTCCTTCGGAGTGAATGCCGTTGGAGAATATTCCAAATTTGCAGAAAGATAAGCAGTAGATCGATTTAATCGTGCTTGCTTCCAAGCTGCAAGAATTCCTTGAACTTCACTTTCGGACATGTCCGCACCGTTATTTCGGAGCACTCCCGACGGCATTGGTGTACTTGTTGCAATTTGTGTAGCGCGTTCCAAATCAATTGCAGCTTTAATAGTTCGAGCACCGCGAGATAAAATACCTTCGTCTAAACCTTGGAATGTGATTAATGAATTTAATCCGTCCATGGGTACGGGATTTCCGTCAACTGTGTAACCCTCAACAAATGTGGAACTTCTATCTAAAGATTGTGAAACTCTGTGATTCGCAATCCATTCAAAACGGGCAGGTCTTCCGTCATCAAAATAAGTTTCGCGAACCTGCCAGAAGGCCACGCCATACATGAGAATCGCATCTACCGTTGCCGCTAGAGTAACAGAACGGGGTTGCGAGATTGAAGGTTGTTCTAACCAAACTGGTGAACCTAATTCTTCGCCAGTAGATTTTTTGTAAAGGTTTAACGGCATAGTTGCGATAACGCCAGTTATTAAATTTCGGCATCGAGCAACGGCTGGAACGCTCATTGCTTCGGAACGAGTGACAGAAGTTAAAGTAAATGGATTGTAATAACTGAAACCATCGCCCATAACTTGTGGTTTGTATTGAGCTTCAATAGTGGATTTCTTCTCGGGTCGCAAGAAAGAAAGAAATGCCACATACAGATTATATCAGACAATTGCGACAATTAACGCATTTAAGGCGTGTCGAACATAATCATCGGTTTACTTTGTGGTTTGAGAAGTTGATGATTCACCATTGCTAATGCAATAGCGGCAGATACATCGCCGGCGGATTTGCGCCGTATAATACGCCATCCTGCATCGTTTGTCTTAGCTGCACAATTATTCATACTTGCGACAAGCGACTCAGAGCCATTGTGAACTATCCGACCAGATACCACAGAATCCAATAATTGACCACAAGCTTGATAGAACACTTGACCGGACATGTCCTCACACTTTTGATTACTCTGTGTAAGTCTTTCGGCAATGGACATGGTTGCATACTTGTCATAAGCAATTAATTTTGGTTTGTACTGCAAAGCCCATTTATGAATTTCAGCAGCCATTTTCAAATCATCAATAGCGACACTAGATTCAAATTGCGCTACTACACCGACTGCAATTTTGCCATCTTCCATCAATTGACCAGCAACAAGACTTCCATTCCGTCTTGACGGTGAAACATCCATTGCAAAGATTGTAGGAAGTCCAGCCACGATTTTAAGGTCTTTAACTGCCAATTCTTCAAATGCCATGTAAGGCCATGGAGAAGTTAATGCCGAAACCCATTGACATAAGGTTTCCGTTCTTGTGGCTTCAACGCTGGATGTAGCAATAGCTTCTGCAATGGCTTCTTCGTCAACCAAAATGTTCATGGATGGATTAGCCATAGCCCACGCTTTACGATCATCCAGTTTGCAAAATTCTGGTGCGCTATATTCCCAAAATCCAAAAGTAGCAGGTGGGTAGGACAACGCCATTTCTCTAAGAGAATTCAAAACTGTGCTGAAAAAATCACCGGCATTGCTAGTTAATAGTATTTGGGAATTATGACGAGCACGAACAATTGGCCGCGCCGCTGTCCAACAAGCTTCATCGATTTCACGAAGTTCGTCTATGTAAAGCAAATCGGCAGTCTTACCGCGAGCGCCATCCCGAGTCGCTGCAACGATCTCATAACGATTGCCATTTAAGAGGGTTACTGATTCTTGTCCATTGGCATAACGGATTTGTGCCACTTGTGCTTTGAGAAAGTCATGGCTTTCAATTACATCAACCACCTGCCGAAAGGTATCAATCGCCATTCCTCGATTTGAAGACATCGCCACAATGGACTTCTCATCGCCATAGAATAGACCCCATAAAATACGCATACGTGCTAAATGAGTTTTTCCTGCTTGACGTGCTACCAAAAGCAAATTTGTCTTTCTCCGGTATTCATTTTTGGCATTTACTTTCATCATGTCATCGAGAACGTATCTTTGCCATGGAAGTAGGGGCATACCAATTTTTTCTGCAAGTTCCGCAATTTCAGCGCCCCTCGTTGCGCCTTTTAGCGGTGCATTCTGCAGACGTGGCTTGGTAGCCCCTACAAGCTTCTTTTTAACCGCCATGTCAATTAGCCCTCATTGAGTTCGTTATCAATCTGAATTGAAAAAGGTGAATCTGGTTCAATCTTGACCGTAGTTATGTCCGATTTGGACTGTTTTGTCCCGATTGGAGAGAGGGAGTCTCG